CTGACAAGCCCATATCGGCCGCACAGGGCGCAGAGAACGCCGCCAGCGATACATCGGACACCAAGCCCGAATGGAAGCCCACAAGCCGCGCTTTTCGCCGTGCAGCAAAGAAAGGGAACTTTGATTTGAAATTGCCAGATCAGCCAAGTGGAGGTAATCGCAGAACAGGCGGCAAAAAAAAGTGGTAAAGATTTTACAGCATTTCTTTGCTTGCTACTATTTTCTGAGCCGCATCAAAATCATATTTGGTGCGGCTTTTAGCTTTCTTAATTTTCGCCATATCATTAGCCCACCCATCATCCCAGCCAGTGCCGCGCTTCCAGTGCGTCAATTTCAAATGATTTAGCGTCCATTTGGTCGAGACTTCCCAATCACTTTTGAAAACCAATTCGCCATCCCTGATATGAATTTCGTTGCCATAGTTGACCCACTCATCCGAAAACCAAGTGCCATGCAAAAGAATAAAATCCGTGCCAAAATCCATAAAGTTAGTCAGGATCATTCCAGAGCCATTTCCATCCCGCGTGACAACCAATTCGCCATCACGCAATAATTGAATAATTTGTTCGCTGGCGGTCATTCGATGTATCCCAGCTTTATAGCTTCATCCAACGTGACAATCACATCCTCAACCTTTCTGCCATCAGGCCACTTTTTGTATCCGTTGTCTTTCATAAATTTAATAACTTCGTCCCGCCTGTAATGGTCAACGACAAAGCACAACAAATCATCAAACAAAGATAAGCCGTCTTTCAAAACCAATTCGTTGCCACTGTTGGCCCTTGAAGCGTGGTCTATAAATGCGTCTAAATCAACAGCCCGCTCTTGGATGTTTGCGTCCCAATCTTCTAGTTCAGCGTGTTTTTTACGTAGCCCCCCACGCGCTGTCGAAAACCGCTGTGAGCCGTAATAGTCGCGGTCATAAGATAAAGCGTCCAGCCGTCTAGCGTGATTTTTAGAACCCCAATACAGGCCCTTGCGACCTCTGTTTTTATATTCAGCTTTATTTCGTAGCCGCGTGAAAACATACGAGGCCCCCCCGCTTTTCATATCATCTTTTTCTGAGCCACCATCTCCAAACGCAATACCCCGCCGCATTCGGTCTGAGGTGGAAGCTAATTGCCCGCCGCCATTAACAATGTTCATAAAACTATCGTGTTGGTCTTTCCCGCCGAACTCTAAGTCTTGGTAAATCACAGTTTCATCAAAAAACTTTTCCCACTTTTTGCCTTCCATCGCTGGATTATATTGCACTGCCTTTCCGTGTCCAAATTGCTGATAATCACCAATGGTATTGTAAGAGTTTTTAATCGTAATGTCTTTGACGCCCGCCGCTTTAGATGCCAACTTTTTTAGTTCCTTTATCCGCTCATTTTGTGAGCCTATCCCTGCCAGCCGTTTCATTTCTTGTTTGAAAAAAACAACAGACGCCGCGCTCCGATCCCGAATTACTTTCCCCTGTTTTATGCCGCTATGATGGTAAAATATTTTTGTTAAATAAAGTTCTTCCCGATCCAATAGTGTGGCGCGTTTAGTGTCGATCCCCAAACCTTCCAGCACATTCGTTGCTTTGGCGATTGCCTCTTTTGAGTGACCCGCTGCTGTAATTTCCAAACGACCTTCCATCGCTGCAATTTGCCGATCTTCAATGTGCGGAAATATCTTGACCTTTACCCCATCAATTTCTGTTTCATAAGTGGTTCCCATTGCTTTAAACTCGCCCTTTTGGGTGGCAAATGAACGATCAAAAGTTGCTTGATCAAACAGGGCTTGTTTTTTTGTCCATTTTATTTCGCTTGATTTAGCTGCCACCGTTTTTGGCACAATGATTTTTGGCGGGCTGATCCCTGCAAACATATCCACAAATAGATCATCCCCAGCGTCCACAGTATTACCTACTGAGTAGCGTGTGTAAAACGTGCTAAGTTGCCCTGAGTAATCATCGTAATGGTTAAGGTAATCCTGTAAATTTTGCTCCGTGATTTTGCCTGTATCACGCAAGTCTATCAGCTTGTTTTTTTGGTCTGTTACTGCCGCCATTGCCTGTTGGGCGCGATCAAAGTCTTTTTGTTCAAACCCTGTAGCCGCCCGTGATTTTATGCCCTTTATCGCTGTTAAGATACTGTCATTAACATCATCATAACTAATCACTTCCACCTTGGCCTTAGATTTTTCTAGCTTGATGTTTTTTTCAATCCTTTCCACCGCCGCAGGGCGAAGCCTCAAGTTGAGCGTTGTCACATCTTCACTGTCACGCCGCAAGAAATTAACCCGCATTTCGTGATCTTCAATGTCGCCTTTATCTGTTGGCAACACATAACCGTTGACCCTACTTTCTTTGATATAAGAAACTTCGGCATCGCTCACCTGTTCCAGTGGCTTGGGCTTGGCGGGCTTATTGTATTTCTTGAGTTGCTTTTCGTAGGTTTTAGCCAGCACCGCTTTGCGGCCAATTAGGATGTCTGCCAAATCATCGGCATCATCACCCATTGCCTCATTCACCAACCGCCTAATATCGTCATCTTCGATTGCCACAATGCGGGCCACGCCGCTGATAAGTTGATCCTCAGTAATGTCACCGAACACATCACCTGAGTTGTAGTTGTTGTTTCGGATACTATCCAACTCTGGAATGTCTGTGCCTGTGAATGCCTTGCGACCACCTTGCGCTCGGAAAAACAATGTGCCGCCCGTGTCGATCCTAAACGCGGAACCATCAGGCATCTTTTTCATGTTTAACTCTTTGGCAACGCCGTTGCCGATCACATCCCAATTCGCCAGCCAAGCATCTGCGGCAAACCCTTCCTTGGCCCCAGTTAACGCGCCCATCTGCGAAGGGTCTACGTCAGCTATTTTCTCAATACGGCTGGATATTCCCAATTGCCCAGAAACATCGCGGTTTCCAATTTTGCCTGTTAGCTTAATAAATTCTACATCGGCCACCTTAACGCCAGCCGCTTGGTATAGCTTGGCCGACAGAACCTCGACCTTTGCGGCTAGTTCACTATTGGGGGCTTTTATATAAAACTCTTGGCCGTCAACCTTGCTTTTAAACAGCCCGCCAGTATTTGACCCGTCCTGATCTCCGATCTGTTCCAGATCATCAAACTGAATGCCCCCTGTCGCCCGTTTTGCAGCCTTCTCAGTGGCCTCGTTGCTAAACTGGGCGGCATACTCCTTGTCCAGTTGTTCCTTGCTTTTCTTGGCAAGCGCAGCGTCTTGCAAAAGGTTCTGTTCCAGCGGTTCTAAATCATCATAAACGGTCTGCAATTTTGGCGATAATTTTTTGCCGTCTTTTAGCTTCTTTTTTATGGTGGACATATCAGATGCTTTATCGATTGCATCCTTTCCCGCTTGCACCAACACCACTTGCTCTTGCGCCGTCTTGCCAGCCAGCTTTCCTTGTTTTGTTAGCTTATCAAATACACCTTTATAGTTGCCGAAACCTTTGCCGCCCGATGCAAACTGCGCCAGCTTGTCCATTGCTTCGTCTGCTTGCTTGGCCGCTAGTGCTTCCGCTACTTTTGCAGACTTTGCCGCTGCTTCTGCCAACGCCTTAAACGCCTTATTTTGAAGCGTGACTTCTTTTTGCACTTTTGAGATTACGAGTGAGGCCAGATCATCTGCCGAATTGGGGCCGTTTTTTAGATAATATTCAACTACTGAACTTTTCTCTAAAATGCCAACTTGCGCCTTAACATCCGCAATGTCGTTTTGATCCAACAACAAAGACAGATAATTGTCGGTTTGCTTGACATAATCATCAGCCATGTCGCTGGCAGCTTGCTTGATGGCCGTGGGCAGTTTGTTTGCCTCGGCCATCTGTGCGCTTGCCAAGTTAAACTTTGCAACAAAACCCTCGGCATCTGCCTTGGTCATTTTCTTGGCCGCTTTGAGGCTGTCGATACCCCCGACACCTTTTAAGTTTTTCACAAATGATGGATCGTCCACCAGTTGGGTCAGCTTGCTTAGAATATAATCGTTGCCGCTCTGCAAAGCCTCATCAAATTGTTTTACCGCCACCGCCAAATAACCATCGCCGCCGCCGAATAAAAAATCTAAATCGTCAGCTTCCTTTGCCGCCTGATCAATTAGCTGGTCAAGTTGCTTATAAACCGCCGCTTCGCTTTCCAGCCCCGCTATAAATGCTGACTTTAAATCATCATCAACCGTAGCCCATGCCGCCGCCTCAGATGGGCTTAGTTTGGCGTCCTTGCCTTTAGTTTTAAATTTCTTTTTGGCGTTAGATACATTGGCCGCAACATTGATCTGGTTAATGCCTTCCTCAACTTTGGCCTTTATCTGCGTGGCCGTCAGACCGTCTATATCCAGCTTTTTAAGAACCTTTGTTGCGTTTACCCCACCAACCCCAGCCAACAGATCATCAACAAACCCTTGGGCCTGTTTTTCAATTTTGGCCGCAGCCTTTGCCGCAAGTTCCGCCGCCGCTGCTTCCGCTTTCGCCGCTGCCTTTGCTGCCTTGTTTGCTTTCAATATTGAAGTATCGCCCGCATCAACCAGTGCTTGGATTTCAGCCAGTGATCGGGGCATAGACTTTTGATCGACCAGATCAACAAAACTGATCTTTCCCGCGTTCCAAAGGTTCCATTTGCCTTCGCCTAATATATCTTTCTGGAACCCTTCTGGCTTACGCTTTAGCCAATCCTCAAAATTAAGATCACCAGCAACAAAACCATCCATTGATTGCTGGCTTTTATATAATGCCTTTTCGATCATCAGGGGGGAAAGACCCCGCGCCGTCATGGATTTAGTCAGTTCCTTTTGCAGCGTTTCCGCGCCAACCGCTGGCAGTTTTTTATTGGCTAATTCATCCCAGCTTTTAAGCACCCCGATAATTGTGCTGCGACAGTTGAAATGGGCGGGTGGTGGTGACCATGCGATAGCGTGGCCCACAGGCTTATAGTTTTCATCCCACGTTAAACCTGACCGCGCCTTGCAAATATCGCTTGTTCTGGTGTCCAGCGTTGCCAGCCATTGCACACCGTTAAACAAATCGCCGTTGGCCTCAATTGTTGCAATCGCCGCCGCGTTGTTGACCGCAGACACAGAGGTACGCACCAGAGCCTCGGCCTTGCGCTTGCTGGCTGTCATTATGCCATCGGTGAAGTTGTTGTCCTTGGTTCCTCTGACACGCGCCACAAGGGCGGGCAGTGCCTCGCCGCCAGCAACACCCATTCGCATTTGCCTGACAAAGTTACCCCGCGTCCCTGCGAATTGTTCATCCCAATAGGCTTTGACCTGTTCGCCTTGTACCAGCGTTTTGCCAGCCAACTCACGCAGTACAACAGGCGGTGGGAGCGTAGCACCAAGGCTGACGCCAAGGGAGGAATTCACGCCATTAGCCGTGGCCTTCGCCCCCACCTTCGCTGTCTCGGCTAGGGAGGAAGCCGATTGCGATTTGATTTTTTTGTAATGCAGAGCCGTGGTGGCTTTGATTGTCTTTTCCAACCGTGCCAGCCGCCGCGCCCGATACGTTGGGCCAACCCCCGTTGGGTCGATCTTTTCCAGTTGCTTTTGAACTGACAAGCCCAAGTCATCCAGTATGTCCATAACAATGGCTGTCTCGCTGGCTTTCAGCCGTTCTAGGTTAATGGCGTGGACAACAGTTAGGTCTTGCAAGGCATCATTAACGTTAAGGCCTGTGGGCGCGATTTTGGGCTTGATTGAGGCCATTGGTTATTACTCCCCAACCAGCGCAAGCTGGGGCTGGTCATCGTCATCGTCATCATCCGCGTCGATATCGGCCTGATTACGTTCCGATGTCGCACCGTTTTCGGCATCAATTTCATCTTGGATCATATCGATGTCGTAATCAGGTCGTAGCATTTCGCCACGTTGTAGATTATACAACATGTCGGCTTGTCCCATTGCGCCCGCTTGCCATGCCTGAACCAGTGCTGTCAGTTCTTGGGGGTTCAGTTTTGCATCCATAAAGTCGGTGTTTAGTTCGATGGAAATGTCACCCGACACACCTTCCCATGCAGCGGCCCATTCAAGGGCCTTTTTAAGCCCGTCAGACACCGTGTCGGCAATTGACGCAAGGATACTGCTCTCACCAGAACCGCGCAGCCTGACCGTTTCTGCGGCCTCTGCGGTGCGTTTGCTTTCTTCCAGCAACCTTGCCCCAAGCAGGGCCATCATGCCCTGTTTGCGATCAAGCGATTGCTCAAGGTAGGTCAACCCGCCGCCCGTGTATTCCAGCATCCCAGTGCTTGCGCCTTCCGACAAAAACCAAATCGTCCCGCTGCCAATAGACCAGTTTGCTTGCTCTGCATTTTTCTGCCCAATGATGTATGGGGTCGGGCTGGACGTTAGATAGTTCGCCTGTTCTAAATCTGCCTGAGTGCGGTAGTGGGATAGATTGACATTCACCAGATCAATCAGCGGGCTTTTATCGACGGGGGGCGTCAGATCATTAGGTGATAGAAAGACAAACGGAATATAATCGAACCGTTCCCCGCGTCTGTTTGGCTGGTATTGCTCAATTTCGGTAAAGAAAGTTTCGCCCTCATCCTCGCCTTCCTCAAATACCCGCACGGTGTAGCCATCAGTTTCGTCAAACGACAGCACCCGATAGACGTTATAAAACTCTGTTCCAAATCCGTCATTATCGGCCCGCTGGCGTTCTTCGTGCAGAACTATCTGCTCCAAAACCTCGGAGCCATCTTTTTCAGTCGTGCGCCAGTTGATAATGCTTTCCGCTGGGTAAAGACGCAAATAAGCACGGCCCGCATCACCAGAAGGGCGGTCAACCAATATGCCGCCGCGACCCATCGTGATAACTTCCTCAACAGCCATTTTTGCGAAATTGTTAAATGGCAAACCTGTCAGCGTGACGTTTTCCATAAACTCAGCCATCTTGGCTGGCGTTTCAATAGTTGGGTCTTTCCGAAATATCGCACCAACCAAACCTTGCGAAGTTCGCCCGCTTGCCCCGTAGTACATCGCCCGCTTTAGATATTGCTTATAGTCATAATTGTCTTGGCCCGCTGGTCGTGGCAAATGCTCAACGCCCGCATCTTTCACGGCATCTTCGCCGCTCACAGCGTCACGAATACGCTTCCACTGGTTTTTGTTTTTTTCGTATTCTCTATGCTGTTGATTAACTGGCATGGGTCTGTCCTATCCAAAATAATTTGATATTTTAATCGGCCCAGTAGCCCCGCCACCGTCGATTGGGTACATTTCGTGAATTAGGTATCCCAAGGCATCAGCCATATGGTCTAATCCACTGGTCTTGTCGGGAACGCTTGTTCCTTCTTTGTAAACCAAGCCTTCCAGCGACTTGATTAAATGGGTGCATTTGGGGTCAACGTAAAACCGCCGCACACCGTCTGAGTCAGCGGTCAGGGCGTTGACTTCGTTTATACGGTCCACGACAGGCGGGGCCTTGCGGGACGCCACCACATCAAAGCCGAACGCCTCTAGGATGCTGAAATCTGTTTGACCCACCGCCGCACTGGTTTTGCGGGCCTTACCGCTGGGGTCTGGATATACTGCCGCGTGACGGTTGCCGTACCTGTCGCGAAGTGCTTGGGCCATCATGCTGGTATTCGCATCGGGCAATGATATTTCATCAATTGCGTGTAATTCGTTGCCCGCTTCGACGCAGATAATTGCGCTCATTGGGTTGACGTTAAAGTCCATTCCAATATGCAGCGTTCCGCCTGTATCATCCAAAGGCACACAATTTAGATTGCGCTCAAATGCGTGGTAAACCCGCCCGCTTTGCGTTTCAAAAGCCGCCTCAAACTCCTGCCGAAACAGCCGCTCGTCCATTGAACGTCTTGCCGCTTCTATCTCGTCAGGGGCCACCCTGCCCCCTTCAATAGTTTTAAACCGAAAGGCTTCCCAATCTGGCTGTGCCTCTGCCCCGCTAAAAATATCATAAAACCAGTTGAAACCTTTTGGTGTCCCGCAAAATAAAGCGCGGCCCATTCTATCAGCCAAAGCAGGGCGTAATACGGCCAACCATGTATCTGGGTCTATGTCTTGAACTTCGTCCAGCACCGCCAGATCAAGCCCCACACCGCGCAAGCTATCAGGATTGTCGGCCCCTCGTAACGCA